ACTTTCTATATATGTGATTTTGAGAAACATCAAAAAATGAAGTGGAGCGGCGGGGGATGCAACAAGAAAAAGACCGCAAAAGACGGTCTTAATCGGGAATGTATTCGATGATGTCATTGGGCTGACAATTCAGCAGCTTGCAAAGGGTTTCGATATTTTCCCAAGAGATAGGCTTTCCCTCTCGCAATTTTTGTACAGTGGATTCACTTAAAAGTTTATTTTTTCTGATTTGATATGTTGTGTAACCGACTTCTTTTAGAGCCGAAAGAACATCGAGCTTATAAAGTAACGGCATAGTATCACCTTCTTTCTATAGTTATATTGTAGCTGTTTTTGTGAACGAAAACAAGTGTACAATATTTACAAAAATATAAACTATAATTCGTGTACATTGCATATTGAATATGCACGAAAAATAGTGTATTATATAGACATAGAAAGGAGGTGACACGTTGGAGGACAAAATAAAAGAGCTAATCAAGCTGGTGGAACAACTTGAAAAGCTCATGATTAGGATAATCTCATTAGTCGGATGGGTTTTAATCCTAATCAAAATCATTACATAGAGGGAGGGGCGAAAGCCCCAACCTTCTATCAGTAATAATACATGAAAAACTCCAACGGTGCAATATGAAAAAAGATATTTTTAAGCTAATGGTACATTTTATCTTTTTGATGGGCTTGGTTTTGGCACTGGTAACTTTGGTAAGCAAGATGGTTTAAAGGGAGGTTTTAATATGCTGATTAAATTTGATGAAAAATATTTGACAATATCCGCTGAGATTACAAATTATGCAAAGCGTGAGGAAATGGAAAAAATTCAGCAGCTTTGCGGTGAAATTGTTGAAGTGATTAAGAGCGTTCGAGAAAGAAGGGTTGTGAAAGTATGAATGAGATTATGAACATTGGCGGCGTAGACTGCTACGAAAAAGACGGAACAGCGTATTTGAAACTGGAAGCAGTGGCAAGAGGGCTTGGGTTTACCACAACACAAAATGTTGGCGGCACAGAATATGTAAATGTTAGGTGGAAAAGAGTTGAAGAATATCTTGAGGAAATCGGTTTTGCCACAAATGGCAAAAGACCAGATTTCATCCCCGAAAATATCTTCTACCGTCTGGCTATGAAAGCCAAAAACGAAACGGCGGAAAGGTTTCAAGCCTTGGTAGCGGATGAGATTATTCCCTCTATCCGCAAGCATGGGGCATACATGACACCGCAGAAAATCGAAGAAGCGCTGTTGAATCCGGATACCATCATCAAATTGGCAACAAATCTGAAAGCGGAACGGGAGAAGAGAATGGAGTTGGAGCGGCAGGCGGAAAAGGATAAGCCGTTGGTAACATTTGCGAATTCCGTTTCTGTGGCAAAGGCTTCTATTCTGGTAGGTGAACTGGCAAAGCTGTTAAAACAGAACGGGATTGAAATGGGGCAGAACAGGCTGTTTACATGGATGCGTGAAAACGGCTATCTCATCAGCCGAAAAGGCGCTGACTATAATATGCCGACGCAGCGGAGCATGGAAATGGAGCTGTTTGAAATTAAGCTAACTACGATTTCGCACGGTGACGGACATACCAGTCTAAACAAAACGCCAAAGGTAACAGGAAAGGGACAAATTTACTTTATCAACTTGTTTTTAAAGGCAAGCGCATAAGCAGAAAGAGCGTTCGAGAAATCGGGCGCTTTTTTATATAAAAGAAAGAAGGAGGAAAGAACAATGTTTTTAATGGAAAATTGGTATTTGGTGGTTGCGTTGATGGCGGTTGCAGGAATGGTCGGTGTGTGCATCTGGCGTTTTCTGAAAATGCCAACGGCGGCGCAGCGGGAAAAAGTCAAGGAGTGGCTGTTGTGGGCGGTCACGCAGGCAGAAGCGGAGTTGGGGAGCGGCACAGGCAAGCTGAAACTGCGGCAGACCTACGATTTATTCATCCAGCGGTTCCCTACATTGGCTATGGCGGTATCCTTCGACACCTTCGCCCTGTGGGTGGATGAGGCACTGGAGGAAATGCGAAAGCTGCTGAAGGAAAACAAAACAGTCAGAGAGCTTGTAAAGGGGTGATTATATGGCGAAAAGAATGACAGGCAAGGAGCTGGTAGCCTTCTGCCGCTCCAAAATCGGCACGCCCTATGTTTACGGCATGAAGGGCAAGGTTATGACGGAGCAGAACTATAAATTTCTGAAAAATACCTACGGGAAAATGGTCTGGCTGAGTGACAGGGAGAAAATCGGTAAGGTTTGTGTGGATTGCAGCGGACTGATTTCGTGGGCGTGCGGCGTGACGCTCGGTTCGGGACAGTGGAAGGCGAGGGCAACCAAAATCAACCCCATTTCCACCATCGAAAAAGCACCCATCGGGGCGTTGGTCTGGATGCAGGGGCATATCGGGGTATATTCGGGGATGAAGAACGGATACCCCTACTACATAGCCGCTGACGGTTCCGCTTACGGTGTGCGAGAAGTCCCCCTGCGGTGTAATAAATTCACACATTGGTTGTTGGTTGAGGATGTTTTTCAATACGAAGTGAGGGATGATGAAGTGGTAGAAAAATGCAAATTGATTATCAATGGCAAGGAACATACGGTGGAACGGATCCTGAAGGATGGCATTAACTATATCAAGATTCGGGACGTGGCGGATGCTATCGGGTATAACGTTACCAGTAAGGAGAATGTGGCTGTGCTGACGAAGAAATGAACATTGTGTTGGGGTCAACAAAATGGTATGATGAAAGTGCTCAAGATTTCATAAAGAGTCATATATAGGCAATACAAATCGCTCCGGCTGGTAACCGGGGCACTCTGGATTCTTAGCTCAGTTGGTCAGAGCATCCGGCTCAT